CGCGGTTAATGCATTGCAGGGTAATCCTGGTTCATCCTGGATCCGAGGCCAAGCCTCGAATTCATTTCAAAGGATAAACCGTACTGATGCCGGTGGCGGCTACACCTCTTATGAGCGTGTGGACGTCCGGTCTCGGTACGCATATCGGGCTCTCATGAAAGTGACGAATCCGAATTTGCATTTGGCAGATCAGATGGGGTTTGTGAATCCCCTGTCTGTGGCTTGGGAGGCAGTACCATATTCATTCGTCGTGGATTGGTTTGCCAACGTTGGACAAGTTTTGTCCTCGATGACAGACTTTGTAGGCCTCGATTTGAGGTACCAACAAAGTACTTTCTTCCAATCCGGATCCCGTACCGCTTGGTACACCAACCCTGGGATTAATTCCGGGGCTGCTAACGGATCCTCGGGCAAGTCCTATTACGTTGAACGTAATCAGACTATTCCCGGACCCACTTTGGCTTTGAAACCATTTAATGGCTTCTCGCCTACTCGTGGGGCAACAGCGATTTCATTGCTGCTGCAACATCTCTGATTTTTGTCAGAGTTGATTCTTTTTGCGACTGAAATGAAGAAGGAGCTCGCATGACTGCGGCTACCAACCTTACCATCAAGAAGAACGACGGGACGACCGACATTGTTTGGTCTCTCATGGCAGCCAGCGGTGGGGATAAATCCCCTGCCGTCTGGCGTTCGACGACTGCTACCGGCACGGCAGGGCAACAGCCCTTCATGTCGATGCAGTCGCGCGACAATGGCGACAAGACCGCTCGACGAACGGACATGACTTTCGTCTATCCTTCCGTCTATACGGATGCCGCCAGTGGCCTCACGAAGGTGCGATCGAAGTCAATCATCACGGTTTCCGCCGTCTTGCCTTTGGATACCGCCAGTGCCGATGTCCTCGAACAAGCTGCGCAGTTTGCGCATCTGCTCGGGACCTCGCTGCTGATCGGTTCCTTGCAAGCCGGCTACTCACCGACCTGATCAACTCTTTCTCATCCTTCTGGAGATTCCATCATGACCTTTCTACCGCACGCTGCGGAAAAGGCGGTCTTTCGATTACTCGAAGACCTCGCCACACCGCGCTCATTGAGTGTTTATTTACTCTATAAGCACGGTGAGTGGGACCAACTCTCAAAACTCGAAGTTGATCCCCAGCACTATATAGCAGCAGAGTCTCTTTGGAGGGACCTGCAGGCTACTAACCTTCTTCGCAAGTTAGAAGAACTTCCCACCACTATTGACCGTAAGGCTGTAGCGGAGGAAATCTTTCTTTCTTGCGAGAGGGAGTGTTTTCGCTCTAATAGACGTTTGTATCATCTAACTCAGTCTGATTTTCAGACTGAGCCTAATGATGACCTGCTTCGGTTTTTTGCCGCGGCAAGAAAAATTACTGCATCTATACTCGGTCCCTGCCCTATCCAGAATATTTCTGGTAGGTTCGGGCCCGGAGCGACCTTTGGCGATAGGGGTCGGTTGTCTACAGTCCCCGACAAGATGTCATCTGAACCCACCTTAACACCAGATGCTTGGCTCTTCCAATTCATTTGGGAGGGCAGCGCATGGCAAAGGGCCGTGCACTCATCTGGGAGGTCGATCAAGTATATTCCGGGGAATCGGTTTACTACCGTTCCTAAAGATTCAACGAAGCACCGCGGCATTGCCGTAGAGCCATCGTTGAATTGCTTTTATCAGTTGGCTTATGGCCGCGTGATACGGTCTCGACTTGACCGGTTTGGTATTAACCTAACCGATGGACAAGATATACACAGGCGTTATGCCCGTGTCGCCTCTACCGAAGGCAGTCTCTGTACCTTAGACCTCAGCAATGCTAGCGACACCATTTGTAAGAACCTTGTTAAGCTCTTACTTCCCCA